CCCTGTGTGCACGGCCTTTATGAAGATGCTTATACTTATGAAGGCTTGAATTATAAGAGGTCTATTAAGTTGTGTGAGCTTGTAGATAGAGATGTAACAGACGCGGAGTTGCAGACCGTTATGTGGAACATTCACTGCTTCAGATATTTTTGCGGGGAGAAGGACTTATGAGATGGGTAGCCATGTATTCTAGAACAGGTTCAGAACTTGTTCAGGTTAGTATGATTCTGCGGCGTTACCCAGATTTAGTGCTTACAGATACACATTCTTGTATGGAGAATCTTCAGCTTTTGCAGAAGTTTTCCGGCAGATTAATACATTCTTCAAACGTGTCAGATCTGTTTAAGAGGTTAGAGAGTGTTCTTCGAAGCGCGCAATATGTGAAGGACGAGGGTCTGATTGTTACGTTGCACGGCTTTCTACATATTATACCTCCACAGCTTTGTGAGTTAGCTGATGGCTGTATCTTCAACGGTCACCCAGGTCTCATTACCGAGTATCCAGAGTTAAAAGGATTGAATCCGCAGAAAAGAGCTTGGGAGAGTAGATATCCTCGCATCGGAGCTGTGTTGCACCAGGTTACTGCGGAAGTAGATTCCGGAAGAATAGTTATGGAGAAAGCTTTAGATAACTATAACTACACGACTCTGGATGCTATGTTTGAAGACTTGCATAACATCTCAGTTACTATGTGGTCATCTTTTCTAGAGAGGGTGTTTATTCATGACTGTATTAGACTTAGCTAAGAAAATTGTTCCAGGGTTCCCGGCGGATAGAGAGATCCGAGGTACGCAGGACAGACAGAAATGGTACAGGTGGCAGTTTTCAACTAAGACATTATACACACCTGGATGTAATGTGCTAAGAGTAAATCCGTTAGAGTTGGATAATTTTATAGAAGCAGTTCAGGCTTTCGCGATCGCAGATCTAAGCGCAAGCACCTATGATTGGGAGAACTTGCATCTGTATGACTTCCATGGTGCAACCTTAGTGCAGGGCTTTAAACTGTTAAATAAGGTATTAGATAATGCGGAGTACGTTGCTTGCGATATTGAGACGCGCAGAGTTGAATGGGAGGACAACAAGCTTTTGTCCATTGGCTTTGCAACAGATGATAGTACTTGCTATGCTTTTTATGATATTCCAATTACTGGAGCTAGCGGAGACGGGCATAGCTCTGAGGTATATGATGTCTTAGAAGCAACACTGCAACGTAGAGACGTAAAGTTTACCTGGCATAACGGTAAGTTTGACTGTGGTCGTTTAAAGTATTTGTGTAATTTGGATGCGCACATAGATGAAGATACTATGCTCTTGCATTATGTTAGAATAAACGAAACTAAGGGTACACACGGCTTGAAAGCCTTAGGCCAGCTTTATCTTCAAGCTCCAGCTTGGGACGACGAACTTGACAAGTTGAAGCGAGAGTGGTGCAAGCAGCACAAGATCAAGCTTAAAGACTTTATGTATGATTATATACCAACTTCTATCTTAATTCCCTACATGCAGCGTGACTGTATAGCGACTTACAGACTACGCAGCTGTTTAGAAGCTTTAGCTTCTCCTAGAACGTATGACGTATATCGAAGGTTAGTTAGAGCGTCTGAGGTGTACATGAACGTTGAGCTTGCAGGTATGCAGTTAGACATGCCTTACCTGGAAGATCTGGAGTGGGAATTGGAGAAGGACATTAAACATGCGCAGGTAAGATTGTCTAATGTATCTGCTCAAATATGGAACCCTATACAGTATGCGAAAGACACCGGAGCTAAATCTTTTAGCACAGAAGTATTTAATGTGAAGTCTCCTAAGCAGTTAAAATGGATGCTTAAGCAGGTGCTAGGTTATGAGCCACCAAGTACAGACGCTGCAACGCTACAAGAACTTATGCATGATATAGAACTAGGTAGGATTGAGAATCCCTTAGCTAGAGATTTTATAGAAAGTATAAGCACTTTAAGACAGTGTAACAAATATATGGATACATATGTGCAAGGTCTTCGTGAAGGTGTTTGCAGAGATGGTCGTATAAGAGGCACTTATAACTTACATGGTACCGAGACGGGTCGATTGAGTTCAAGTGAACCGAATATGCAAAACATGCCTAGAAATAAGAAGATAAAAAATTTGCTACGTAGTGGACCTGGATATAAGCTCTTACAGTTAGACTATTCTCAGGCGGAGTTGCGAGTGCTGGCTTATAGCAGTGGAGATCCATATATGATAGATGCTTATAGACACGATAAAGACTTTCATAGCGCCGTTGCTGAAGAGATGTTTGGACCAGAGTTTACGAAGGAGCAACGAAATATGGCTAAGACCATAAATTTCGGTATTGCTTATGGACGTGGGCCCTCTTCTATAGCCGAGGCTTTTGGAAAGTCTATGGCGGAGTCTAGAGAGATAATTGAAAAATGGTATAGACCTATGCCTAAGGTTAAAGCATATATTCAAGGTAGACGATTAGCCGCAGATCGAGGCGACCCCTGTATTACAGTTTTTGGCAGAGAGAGACACTTCGTGCTTACAGACGATAATCGGCATCATGTTCAAAATGAATATATTAATACACCGATTCAGTCTATAGCAAGTGACTTGACTATGATTTCGCTGCTTACCATTGCAGATTGGATAGAAAAGAATCACATACACGCTAGGGTGGTTGCGACTGTTCACGACTCTATTATCTTAGAGGTTGAAGCAGATGATCGCTTAATAGACACTGTAGCTAGGAAATGTTTAAACATCATGGCTACGGTACCTACTCAATACTTACCCAATTGTACAGTGCCTTTTAAGGCGGATGCTGAAGTAGGCGACAGCTATGGAGGTCTAGAAGAATGGAAACCGTTAAAGTAAAGACAATCTATGGTACTCCGGACTCAAAGTACTTAAAGGTATATTTGGAAAATTCTCAGGACTTACAGCGGTTCTTAGGCCACGGAGTGTGGAATAAAGCTGGCTGGGTAAACGTGGAGAATAATTTGATAAATCAGATGCTATTAGGCATGTATGAGTCAATAGATCCTTTACCCTTGAAGTTTAATGACAACTTGAAGCCGTACCAAAAGGTTGATGTAGGTCGTATAGTTGCGCATAGGAATATTTTAAATAGAAATCCTATGGGGCTAGGTAAGACAGTAGAAGCTGTAGCAGCGTTAAAAGAGTTGCAGATACATAGAGCTTTGATTGTAGTACCTAAACCTTGCATTGCTCAATGGATAAAAACATTTAAGATCTGGTACCCTGCTGCAAAGGTGTCCAGTGATTTAAGAGCAGATGGAATAGTTGTTACCAACTATGAGCAAGTAGCTATTGATAAAAACTTAATGCACTTAAAGACTATCTCGTGGGAATATCTTATTGTAGACGAGGCGCATCGATTAAAAAATCGTAAGAGCAAAAGAACTTGCGCGATAAAGCAGATTCCCGCTCAACGCAGAATGGCTATGACCGGTACACCTGTACTTAGACGGCTCGACGATTTGTGGAGTGTTTTAAATTTCCTAGACTGGAAATACTCAGGGTTAAGTTATTGGAACTTCGTATATTACTTTTGCCAAGTCTCGGATACCTTTTGGGGGAAGCAGATTACAGGTATTACAGATAATTCTGAGAGACTAGAGTTGCTAAGTAATCTATTATCTGAGATTTCAATATATAATCGTATGGAAATTGCTCAAGGTAAGATAGTTACGGAAATTCCATTAGCTATGGAGAAGTCTCAAAGAACTCTTTATGATAATATTCGAAAGTTAGTTCTGGACGAGCTCCCGGAGGATTGCTCGATACCTAATGGTGCTGTATGTACTATGCGATTACGACAGGTTACATCCTACCCTGGAAGTATAGATAAGAATAAGAAGGGCTTCTGGGGAATTAAATTTCAATGGATAAGGTGTTTTGCCGAAGATCATCCAGGTACAAAGATCTGTATATTTACTAAATTCGAGACCGCAGCCAGAGCGTTGACTAAGTTTTTAAACGATGTTAAGATTACCAGCGTGAGCATTACTGGTAAGATTGATGAGGAATCTCGATATATTAATAAGCAGAGATTTTTAAACGATAGTAGTGTTCAATGCTTTATAGGAACTATCGATGCAATAGGTCAAGGTTTCGACGAGTTGCAAAACGTCTGTAACGTTGGAGTATTTCTGGATAAGGACTTCTCACCTATGATTAATGAGCAAGTTGAGGAGAGGTTGCACCGTATGGGGCAACAGAACGTGGTATTTATCTACTACCTCACATGTGAAAAATCTTTTGATGAGCGTGTAGGAAAGATAAATATTTCGAAAGCAAATGATATAAGGAGAGCTTTACAAGATGAAGAAGAGTATCATAGCACTTGACCCCGGTGAAAGTACAGGATGGGTATTTGTAGATACCCATGATAGGCTTACCGGAGGAACTGCGCCTAAGAACCATTTAGAGGTTGTAAAATTGCTGGAAATGTGTAGTCCAGATATTGTAGTAATTGAACGATTTAACCTATACCCTGGTATGGCTAAGTCTCTAGCGTGGAATAGTTTTTATCCTTGCGAGGTAATCGGTGTGGTAAAATGCTACTGCATGCAGCATGGGATTGCAATAGTTGAACAGGCACCTAGCGTAAAGAAATATGCTGGAGGTTTAAAAGACGACTGGGCGCAACTTAAACATACAGTGCGTACAACCGAGCATACAAAAGACGCATACCAGCACCTTAAGTACTACTTACGAAATGGAGGAAAGAAGTATATATGAAACCTTGGCAAAGATTTCTAGCTGGATTTATTACGGTAGTGTTTATTGTTCTTGTCTTAGCTCTAGGACTTGCAATAATTTCCGCAAGCATTAAAGGCCTGCTATGGCTTATCTTTCTACTGTTTGAGTAGAAAATAAAAATCCCGGAGAACCTCGCCTCCGGGATCTTTTTTTAGCTGAAATACCTCTCTACTTTAAATGGTTCTGCGTCTGGATCAAATATAAAGTCTTTGGCCAAGTTAAAGTAAAAATTCGTATCATTCTGTAAGTTGTAAGCTTTAGCAGTGTTGTAGTAATCGTTATAACACATGTTCATTACAAGATACCAGTTTACGTAATTGGTGGTAATACCTTGAGTAGTTACATAGTCTTTAACCTGGTTGTACGACCAGCATTGGCCCTTAGGCTCCATACGTCTTACTATTTTAGTAGCTTCTTCTTCCGTAATACAATACGCTATTTCCTTTAAGTAGTCTGTAATACGTTTATACTCAGAGCTGTTGCAGGTTTTTAAAGCGTATAGAGATTCTGAGACCTCTTCGACGAGTTCTTGCTTATCTGTAGCTTTTTCTATTGCCTTAGATAGAAGCATATGCATTTCATCCATCGGAAATCGCCTCCAATATTTATTAGTCTTTTCGTCTGCTACTTAACATACTTTATACACAAATGCGTTAGCACTTGTCAGTGTCCCCGCTGCAGAAGCTACGAAAGTAATCGGCACGGAACCTGCTGTAGATGCTACAGTACGTATATATTTGGAGGGGATATTGAAAGTATACGTAGCTCCTGCATCTGCTGTGAATGTTGCTACTGCTGTAGGACTGGTTGCACCGCTTACCTGCATGCTGATAGATACAGTGCCCGCGGCGGTAGGGGTAAATACAAAAGAGCCGCCGACATTGTAAATACCTGGACGTCGTATATTCAAAGAGTTGTTGACACTGTCAAAGGATGTCTTGTTATTAGTATTAAAGAATACTGTAGTAAAAGGTATTGTACTATTAGCTGCGACAGCTGTACTAGTTGTATTGCCTACTTCTAACATTATTATCTCTCCTTAAAATAACATTAGGGGCATCTATTGATGCCCCCGGTTGAGCACCTTGCGTGCTATTATGCGGTTGTTACTCCGCCATAGAATCCGTAGTTGTTACAGCCTGCTCCGTAGCCGCAGTAAGGGTTGGATACCTGGTATGCGGGTACAGGGAAGGGTCTCAGCGCCTGAGTCAAGTATGCGTTCTGAGCACACTGTGACTGTGCTAACGAAAGTTCCTGAACTTTGTCTCTTAAAGCTTGTACTTCGTTTGCAGTAATCAATGCTCTGGTCTGTTCGCCTTCGGCGTGTATCGCTGTAGTGATTGCGCAAGTATTCTGTGCGTTTTCATGGCGTACTGCGTCTATATTGCGATTGGTATCGCAGCAACAAGATGCGAGCTGATTTTGTAAAGCTCGACCTTCCGAAGTAATCGAACTGTTGAGTGCGAAAGTACTGTCGCAAATGCCGTTGCCTATGCGATCAATTTTCTGATCGAGGCCCTGGAACTGCTGTCCAAAAAGAATTTCCTGAGTAGTTGCGTCGTTAGTGCGGTTTATACCGTTACCCCCAAATCCGAAAAGGAATAAGAATAAGATGATTATCCACATCCAGTTATCCTCTCTATCTTCTCCGGTAGCAGCGGCGATATCCGCAAGAGAATAGTTACTTTCCATTAGGAAGTCTCCTTTTATTTTATTTATTCAAAATCGCGTCGACTCGATTGAATACTATTTTAATATCCCTCGCAACTGCTGTGCTGTCTGCATCAACTGTTGTAATTGCGGATTCGATATCTTACCTTGACTTAACAGGTTCATTACAGCTTGTTTAGGATTATGGCCCTGCATTGAGGATTTGAACTGCTTAAATTGTTCTAACATCTCACTTGGACTGTTTTGATTTGGTAGTTGCTGTAGTATCGGGTTGTTCATTTATCTTCGCCTCCAAAGATGATATTTTATTTTCAAGAGCGATTATACGATCTTCCACATTTACCTTCTCGGGGTCTTTATGCGCAACAATGTCGTATGCTGTTACTGTACCGTATCCTGCGCCGTCTGTGGTTTTTAAGTAGACTATTGGAGCAGTCTCGTCTAGCAGAAGAATACTGGAGTTTGGAGCCAGGTTATAGGAATTAGCTCCGTTTAGTCCATTGACTCTTATTACAGACGTGGCTTCAAAGGTAGCCAATCGTTGCTGATAGTTATTCATAGGATAACCATTAAATGCGTTATACATATATTATCTCCTTTGGTTGAAAGTTATAAACGCCTATTTTGACCTTATCATTACGCATATGCGTTTTTACATAGAATGTGTTTGAGTTGTAATCCATAAATATCATGCTGTCACAGAGAGATACCGGAAAGTCTTTTACCTCATCTATACCATTCACAGATATAATCATAATAGTAGTCCTCCTCATATGATTCTATATAGTCAGAATACACATTATCTCCTTCTTTCTAACTATATTATAATATAAAAAATAAAGGGTAATCAAAGGATTACCCTTTAAAAACCCTTTAAGAATCCTTTACAGAACCTTTAAGATTTTATCTTTAATGGAACGTATGCGCCTCTCAACCTTACTTATGCTGTATTGTCCTCCAGGTATTTCCTTGCCATGTATTCTCTCCATTTCAAAGGAAATTTTTAATACACTGAAGCCTCGAGCTCGCATCTGAAAAATCTCTAGCTCTTCATCTGTAAATCCACAGGCCCGCTCAAAGTAGTCTTTTTCAGCGGTTGAGAATTGCAGATTACATTTACTTCCTTTTACGAGTAGCTTTTCCTTTGGATTTTCCATTCTTCTTAGTCCTCGACTTCCTAGTGGTCACCTTAGCCATTATCCAATACCTCCAGTATTTCTTGAATTTCCTCGGTACTAAAGTCACTAGCGACTACATTACCTTCGCTGTCTACTAATGCGTAAACACCTGAGACAGTTTGTTCAGAGGTAAAATCGTATTGATTTAAGTACCATAAGAATCCTGCAACTATTCCAGATATAGCAATGAGACTAATCGAAATAATAAGTGCGACAACTTTGCAAAGCCTTCTTACTAACAAGTCTTTACGAGTGTTCTCTGCCTTTAATTCCGATAGAAGCTCCGAAGCTAAAAAGTCTTGTGGTTGTTCAGACATATGTTATTGCACCCCTCTGCTTCAATATTGGTTACGCGTCTGTCTAGGTCAGATATCTTCTGACTGAGTACATTGACATCGTTTTTACCTACGCTTTCCTCAAGCTTAAAAACACGCTCGATTACCTTATTATGCTTCTCTACCCTCTTATCCAGGGAGGTAATCCTGCCGTATGTTGCGCCTAAACCTATGAGTATGCTAGCTATTTGAATTATATCGGAGAGCGAGGCTGAAATGTTTTCAAATACCATCTGAATCGTCCTTCTTTTTCTTGGTAGTTTTTATCTTCTCAATGCCCTCGGTGACTTCTGTTATGTCCTCCGCAACCATTCCAACAGCTTTAGCGTCAATTCTACCTTCGGTAATAACATATACGATTGTAGGTAGAACCGCTACAACCATACCTGCAATGATGCCTACCTCGCCGTCTACACCCATTAGTGTCGTAGCGATACCACTCAGGGTAGCGATAAGAGTTAACCAGAATTTTCGAGATTTAAATTTATGCATGATTACACCTCCATATAACCAGTTACGTTCTCACTTGCAGGCTTCTTACCTACACGAGCTGCTGAATTAGTAATTCGAATTCGGCCATTAATTACATTACCATCATATACATAGTATGTACCGCTCTTATACCCTGCAATCTTCTTGGATGTTGCGGAAATGTATATAGGTGTGTTATTTAGAGCAAGGGATTTACCTGCGGCATATCCGTGATTCTCAGAAGTCTGGGGAACATCTGCGCCACTCCATCCGTTAAGCTGCTTGCGTTTAATGATCTCTGGATAGTTTTTATATGCAATATCCATATCTACTCTGCCAGAAATACCATCTACTGTACCTGAAGATGTGTATTGCCACATTCCGTAAGGGCCTACATAACTCGGCGTCGAGGTCCATTGCGCCAGCCAGGTATCGTATTTACTCTTAACCTCGTCGGATACTACATGATCTAACCAGTTCTTGTTAGTGTAGACACTTACATAGTATCCTGCAGCTTCTACAATGCTACAGAAGGTCTTAATAATCTCCGAAACGGTATTTCTACCTAAATTGTACGTGGCGCTCTCCTCCATATCGAATACAACGGGGTACTCAAACTGCTTACCCTTAATCCACTCCAAAAAGGTCTGAGCCTCTCTCTTTGCGCCGGCGATATCTTTAGCGTAGCTGTAATGATAAGCTCCTACAGGTATTCCCGCGGCCTTGGCATTTTGATAGTTGTCTTCAAAGGTTGGGTCTTTCTGGGAGGATACACTGCCGTAACCTGCGCGTAGAATAGCGAAGTCCACCCCGCTAGCCTTTACTCTGTTCCAATCAATGTTACCTTGCCATTTTGAAACATCAATTCCACGAAATTCCATAATCTTACTCCTTTATTATTTTATATTTAGAACGCTACACAGTACCATTTCCATGAGTATAATGATACTCTATAACTGCTTCTAACGCATTAACATTTGCACAAGTTAGTCGCTCCATATTATCAGGAAACCACGTAGTGTCTACACCTGAATTTTCTGGTAGCGTATCCTTTAAACCCTTTATAGCCTTCCAGTAATACCAGCAATCATTTGTAGCTGCAAAAGCTTCTCCAGGTATATTAGTTAAAGGCTGCTCAGGATTAGTGCAATTAATTTGCGTATCTTTTGTAATATCCGGAAGTACTGTCTCTGGCAGTATCTTAGATAAAGCCTCTTTCCATCTTTGAAAGTCTACCGGGCGCAACGTTCCGCGTAGCAGCGTCTCCTCGTCTGTTGCCCCTTGCTTTATCCTTTTTACTGCTTCCAGATTTCTATCTGTTATAAAAGTCATATAGTTCTCCCCTCGATAGTGCCGCTATAGCCACCATTAAAGGTTAGCTCGGATTTAGTTACAATAAAATTGTCTAAGGTTTCACGGTCGGTAATTATTTTACGAGTATCTAGAGCGTTCAGAGTTGGATCTCCTAGATAGTCTAGCTTGTACTGTTTTCGATTAGTTACTAGTGCCTTGGCAAACTCACCAACTTTATTCAGAACATAGTCTGTAGATATTAAAGGGTTATCTATCGTAAGTGTTTCGCCAGCACTGTGTGCCGAGTTATCCCAATAAGTAACTATTTCAGAGGTAATGGCTACATCCGTGCCAAGAAGCTCAACGTATATTGGGTTTTCCGGAGAAGCATCTACAAGAAGTTTGATCCTGAGTTTGTAGTAGTATGCGCCTGAAACATTATCTAAGATTTCAAACTTGCTGTCTTGTCTGTATACAGCTAAGTTCCGCTTAGCGTTATCCCAAGATCTAGTTATAGTAATAATGCTATCACGTGTTCCAATTACTTGTATTGTGTCGAACACTGCGTATCCCGGGTAGCCTAAAACCTCTACATTAAATTGACCATCGCGTGAGGTATTTGGGTAAGTTACCCTGATGTGCGTAAAAGTCAAACCCGTGTACACTACCTCGTAGCTAAAAGCGGTAGAGTCTGCTGTATCTGCATTAGTAATTTGGACCGCGGTTGGTCCATTGGGATCTACTGTTCCGTTTGCGTATTTTATCTCTATGTCTCGAGCATCGCTACCTGCAGGTACTGTTATCTGAGTAGAGCATACAACACCATACAAGTCTTCGTGCGTGTTGCACACCTTGTATTTCTTTATATCAATACGGTTGATCTGAGAGTGTAACGTTACTGAAGGCCAGCTAGTAGTAATATCGGGATTTAGCTCGTACGGAACTGGAGAAGTAAGATCTGCAACCTTTACAGCTTTAATAGCACCGGTAGTAGGATCTGCATACACTATTGCTCCTAATATTTGCGCAATATATTGATATACCTGCGTTACTGGAGTATCTTTCGGTAACGCTCCCTCGCTGTAGGTTGCGAAAAGACCGCTCCTCACCTCTACAGGCCAATCGTACGAGTCTACCTGCAGTCCAGTACTGCCTAGAGAGTGTGTAATGACGGTTTCCAAAGTAACAGCTTCGGCAAGCCGCGGAATGTAGTTAAATTTAAGGACGTCTGCATTCGTGGCTAGTGGATCTACTCCTTCAATTGTAACTGTCTGTGTATCCGTAGGTGCGGAGTATTTAGAAGTAGCAAACTTATAAACATCTGTGTAGTAGATGTTTCCATCAGAATATGTTAATCCGTACTGTACAAAGATTAACGAGTTTCCAGGTAAGCTAGACTCTAACAATAAATCTCTATTTATATCCCGGTAATACGATAAGTTACTGTTTTCAATAGATATACTTTGAGACGATAATTCATTAGAGTATAGATTGGTACTTGTAGTATGCTTTACATTCAATACTCCTTTGGGCTTCGTCTCACTATCCTCAGTATAACCAAAGTACATTGCAGTTAGTGTCGGAGGCGTATAGTCCGCGTGATTCCAGTCCTTCGCAATTATGCGCAGTTCCTGAAATGGGTGCAGGTTTACAGCAGTAGGATTCATATGATCCCAGATGTCTACAACACTTATAACTTCGGTATTGTTTTCAATCTCCTCAGACCACACCTGTGCAACCTCGGTGGCAGAAGATCGATTGATTCCTTGAAGGGTAAACTTCGTTGGAAATCCCTGAAAGACCGGATCCCACACAATAGACAGTTTATAAGAGCTAGCCGGTACCTGGCATATTTCAGAGTAGATCTCTCCTATGACTGCAATATCCCAGGTAGCCGGCAAGGTGTATCTGCGAGCTACTTCAGATACGTTGTTATTGAATACGTTGTTTTCACATACCGAGGTGAGTGTACCATCAAGTATCCAAGAACCATTGCCTACAGTACTATTGTATGACTTTCTAAAAATGCTACCGGACATAGACACATTTGATGAGTACATTAACCACTGTCTTTCTACATCATCTGGGAATGTGCCTATATCAGGCTGCTCTCCGGAGACAAGTTGATACCTAAAATCTCCGGGCTCTCTAAATACTTTAGATATCTCCGTATTCCAAGCATCCTCTACAGCGCTCTGTGACCATATAGCAGTAATTGTGCAATTCTCTGCACCTTGTGTATAAACATTTTTAACAATGTAGCTCGAAGCGCTACTTAATTGCCACGATATAAATTTATATCCCTTACGTATTGGATTTATAAGTTCTATAGAACTGCCCTCTTCTAGATTAACAGTTCTAGTGCCTGAAGTCCAGGGATCGGTTTTACCTGATAATTTCCAATACCCGCTATCTGGATTCACAGTTAAAGTGTATATAGCCATTAATTACTCAACCCCGTATCAACAACATTTGCGGAACACTCTGTATAAGCTGTCGGATTGCCGTTATCTAAGATATCAAAAAACTTATAGGAACGATCACCAATATAGAACACTCTAGATATACGTGTATGCTTTACTGGACTATAGTAGTTCAATACAAATTCAAAGTTTGAATCCCAGAATTCCAATAGACGTTCCCACTCTTCGACTGTCAGCAGGGACCAAGCTAATTCTGTCTTGTCTTGATCTCTGCAAATTTTCTGTGCAGTTACAACACCTTTAGTATTTCTAGCGGAGTCTACTAAGGTTGATATTAATCCCTGCCCTGAATCTTTTTCTGGGTTAGGCAACCATATAAGGTTGCCCCCAGAAATTTTACTTATAGAAAACATGTTAGCAGGTCTTGCACCTTCTATTTTTCGTGTAATTGGATTAAAACTATAATACTCAGACATTTACAACACTTCCTAGCGGGGTTGCACCTACTAGATTTGCTCCGCGTTGTGCAGACTTATACGTAAATGCGTCCCATTCTTTATCACCTATGAGCACTTTGACCTCGACTGGCCTGTTTGAGACTCTGCTAGCAAACTTATCTAACATCTCGTTTATTTGCGGGCTATCCCCTAAGGGGATGACAGCTTCGTCATACTTACCCTCGCCTACTACTGCTCTAGTAGGTCCAGTAGCTACACCGCCGCTAGCCATGAACACCTCATCAGGGGAGGGTAGCTTAGCCGTGACAGTCCACGCAGCTGAATCGTTTCCTGTGAACCAGCCCTTAACCTTACCTACTGCCGTGCCTATGCCATTGATGAATCGTTTTATATTCTCCCATATACCGTTTATTATATGGTAAACTACTTTGTACAGACCCTTTAGAACGTCTACGCCGATTTGCTTGAAAGATTGCCAAGCTCCCTTCCAATCGCCTACAGCCAGCTTCTTAATTATATCAATAACATCCTTTATAACACGAACCACTGTCTCTATAACTGCGCCAACAACTTGAATAGCAAACTTAATAGGTGCAACTATTGTATCAGTTAGCCAGGGTATAATTGGACCTACAACATCCATAATCTTTTGAATAACGATGGCTATTAGTTGTCCTAAGTCTGCTATAATGGCCATCAACGGTTCGAGAATAGGTAGAATTGTGTTATACCAGAGATCTTTTATGATTGGGCCTAGTGTGTCAAGGACCGGTTTTAGTATTCCCTCCCAGAGAGATTTTAAAATATCTCCTATAGAAGAGAACAGCTCATTAGCCGACTTTCTGAAATCCTCACTAGTAGCATACGCAGCTGCAAATGCCGCAACTATTGCTAGTATAATAAGTAATGGCCCTGATAAACCTGAGAAGGCCGTGCCCATTAGTTTTCCCATCTGTCCTATAGACTGCCCTAAAGCTGTAAATTTGTTAGAACCAGCCAGAACGTTCAAATCGTACAAGTCTTTAAAGGCAGAAGCTCCTTGTTTTGGTGTAGGCAACATCTTCATGCCCTTACCAATTATAGAAAACTGTTCTGCCAGTTTTGAACCTTTGATTTTCGAGAGGACATTAACTACAGCAGAGCTTGTCTTATCAAACTCGATGAATTTATTTATAACGCTTCCTATAATTGACGCTACAGCCTGAAAGCCGAAAAACAGCTCTATAAAGTGAGCTACTCCCTCTTTGTGGTCCTCGATCCAGTCTGCTATTCCTTGTAGCTTAGTAGGTAAATCTGTTATCCATTGCGCAACATTGGAGTCAGCTTCCTCTCCACCAAGCATATTTATAATAGCATCTTTAATGTCCTTAGCAATTTGCGCAACAACTGCTCCAACAGATGTCCATACAGCTTTGAAGCCCTCTACGATTCCGGACCAGTTGTCGAAGGTAGCCTGGATAGTCTCGGTCCATTGAGGAAACTTATTTATTAAGTTATTTTCAAAGGAGGCTTTAACAAACTGCAGTTTTCCATCTACTTCCTCAAATCCAAAAAACTTGAGAATATCATCCCGTACTTGGTTTGCTTTCATTCTCACGTTTTCGAACTCTACTTGAAGAGACTTCACAGCTTCCTCAATCCGAGGATCCATGGACATATCTGCTAGGCCGATACCGGAATCGGAGTTCGACGATGATGTTTTCTCATTTAAAACATTCAACTCGTCGAAGGGGGCTATAAGATCTTGCATCTTCTTTTTTGTAGTAGATGCAGCATCTCCCAAAGAATTTATTGCACCTGTCTCGTCTTGAAGAGTGCTAACGCTCCCGCCAAAATCGAGATCAGATATACCTGATAACGCGGTTATGTAATTAAGCATTATGCGTAAAGCCATTACAAATCCGTTAATATAAGGCAAGGTACTTTGCAGAATTGGTATAAAGAAGTTACCAAAGGCTCGGGCAAGCTGAGTTACCTGCTCTTTAAAAACACGTAACTGGTTTGCCGGAGATTCTATCGTTTTAGCGAAATCTCCCATTACATTAGACGCTTGACGCATCATTGTAATATAGCGAAGACCTTCTCTATCTGCTTCAGACATCGTTTCGACTTGCTGGCCAATTCCCAAAGAGGCTGCGGTTACTTGCAAGGTAGTTGCACGAATATCCATACCGTAGCTTGTAACAGCTCGAGACATACCACGAAGGCCTGAGCTCAAGTTGTCTGTAACGGTTTGAACGTCTACGTTGAACAAGGAGCTAATGTCGTTTGCGGCTTTAGTAAGCTGTAAGGACATTACTTCGGAGGCTTCCTTCGTAGCGTTTACTGCAGAAGTTAGCTGGTAAAAGTTACCTGCAGACTCCATAATATTCGAAGGATCCATCCCGTAGATTTCGGACATTGTATTTACAAATTCGTTACCTACGTCTATAGACTCGCCCATTGCAACGTTGAATAAGTTTAAATTCTCAATGTAATTTAAAGATTCTTTTATAGAATTCGCAAATACGTCTGCAACCTTCAAACCACTAAGCGCCTGGAAGGTTTTCTTAGCCGCCTTTTCAAAGGAATTTAGTAGGCTAGAAGCTTCAGATGTGGCCTTTCGAAGGGAAGATACATCGCCAATATACTCGTATTTTATCTGCTCAGCTCTAGGCATGTAGATCTCTCCCTTCTAACATTTCTAAACGTTTCTGCTCTAACTGTAAAAAGGCATCCACGTCAGGTGCTTGATCACTATGCGCTCTTGTAGATGATTTTTTCTTCATCATTTCTAATATTTTCGTAACAGGTTTAGGGTGCTTCGCATTACTGTAGTAAGCACTCCAATAACCAATTTCTACAGCTAGTTGCTGTAACTCTACAGTCCTATCACTGTAACCTTGAATAAAGCAATTAAACTGCTCTAAATCCAAGTCAAGAACTTCTTGAGGTTTTAGGCCACAGTTTCCGCCTAGTCGGAACAATTCCGACCAGGTTTGAAAATGTGGCTCGATTATTCCCCCTCAGAGTCGGAGCTGTCTTTGTCGAGTTTGATCTCTCTACCTAAGATACCTTCAAAAATCTGCTTTAAGGTTGTCAACAGCGTTGAAATATTAGCTTCCGGTGCATCCAAATACTCAGCTAAAAAGTCCTGCTTATTTGGCATAATACTTTTATCAGTACCTACTTTAGCAGCTTCATACAGAATTCCGACCTGCTCTTCTAAGGTCATATTGTCGACATTCTGGAAAACTTCCATATAGGATTTATGATTGTGTTGCCCCTGCACATTATACGCTACACGCAAATTTGTAGCCAACGTGTATTCTTTTCCATTTAAAGTTAAGTTAATCATTATAACATCCTCCGTTACGCTTTAAGACTTAATACAACTGCACCTGATCCTGCTAAATCCGCTGTCAAGCTGATTTTATCATCAGGAGCTGCAGATATATCGAAACTTGAAGCGTAGCCGGTACCTTCAAAATAGGTCTCTGTGTCTAAATAGATTCCTATAGTGAGAGGTGCTCCACTCTCAAAAGCGTCGTACAACTGTTTCTGGGTACCGTCGGCAGCTAATGCAACAGTACCGTCTAAAGACAAAGACCAGTCCTTAATTGCAGGAACCTTTTCTTTATATGTCATGCCAAACGCTAAAATCTCGATGATATCTTTTTCGAGAGTAAGGTCAGCGCCTGAAATATAAGCTAAGACCTTTGACGTTTCTTTAGGACCTATTTTTACTGATGCGGTTAAACCTGTAAAGGGAGACTCTGCTGACATAAATTATTCCTCCTTTATTATTGCTGTAAATGTTAATTGAAATTCGTGCATTTTTTGCTCAGACCTACCTAGGTATAGGATCGAGCCAACTAAAGTTAATGCTTGCAAGTTTTTATCTGTATATCCATCTAAAACATCCTTTATTGCTTGCGCAGAGGTTGCACCTACTGTATAATCTCTTGCTCGAATAAGAATTTGATACATAGGTTCGTACATATTTGGAATCTCTCCAAAATACATCGAGTTGGGATTGCCTTCTAGCATTTTTACAGCAATCCCTTCCTCTGCAAGAGAAGGAACATCCCCGACAAACACTGCGAGTTTGACTTTCCTTAGAATAAGCTTTCGGATATACTCAGGAATGACTGATAACTTCATCGACTGTGTTTTAGCCTCCTTGATATCTTATACTTAATGCGCCGTACTCCTCTATTAAAGGGATCACGAATATAGAAAGCAGACCCTTTGACGGGATGAACGAAGGTGGTATTTTCATGCTGTATTCCCGCGTAATTATATCCGTTAGAGGCTTTTGCGCTGGCGCCAGTAACAAGCCCAGGCCGCCTCTTGTCTCGGGAAACCTTGCAATATACAGAAGCTTCTAGCTTACCACTTCTATACGGTGTGTGAGCAACTTCATCAGCATATATTCTAGAGGCCTCTTCCTCTAAAACATCCAAGGGTACGGTGTCAATCGCCTTTAAAAATTTAGTTAAATTTTTTCTAGCATTTTGAACGCTCTTTGTAGTTGTTGCAGAAAATCCGGAGCTCACACCATCACCTCATATCCTTCGCATAATCCCTGTGCGTTAATATACTCTTGTACGGTTAAGACTGGCTTACCCTCTAACTTATCACCTATAGTTACAGGAGTAGTGTTGTCAAGATAAAACGTAGTGGCGCTCTTTTTCGCGGCGCCTACTGACGTTATTACATCCTGTGTGGAGATCTCCTTACGACATTTAATTACTGTAACACGTGGTTGGTACAGCGGCTCGCCGTACTCATTAAGTTGCGGCTCTCCTGTTTGAGTTCTCTGCATTAACTGTAATGTAGTCTGCTGTTTTAAGAACTTTGTCATACGACTCATATCCTAAAACCTCCATAAATGTACGGCAATAAGTATTGCTGAGCCTTAGTGGAGACAATACCCTTAGCAGTTAGTGAAGTGTTCACAGAATCTGCCTCTGCAGAGTATGCACCAAGAGTTTCAGACAGATTGCCTATAGAGTAGCTCGTGATGCCAAAGCTCTTAAGCTTACTATAGAAAGCGGTGTCCTCCTGAATACTAGCATCCGATAAAGATAAAGCATTTTCTATCTGTGCATACTTTACTCTTGCAGGCACCTCCGTCGATGGATACCTAGGGAAGGAGGTGTCTTGATCTGGAAACGTCTTTCGACCTGTGAGTACTAAGTTGTCGATGGCCTCAAAGGATCTTCGAAGTAGAATCTCTTTACTCTCATTTTCCAAATCTTCCCAGTTGGTTCGAGCGTCTTCCACTTCTAAGTAATGTGTCTCAACATACGCATCGGCTTCTTCTAAAGTCACATATCCAATCAAGTAAACACCTCCTCGTCCAGTTTAAATTGCGGCCATAAATAACTCGACCTGCTCTGTGCGTAAGACGTTGTCTGTCTCCGGAAACGTAATACCCCGCAGAGCACACATCTGCTTAAATCTCGTCTGAGTTTCCTTAGAGCAAGCAGCTATATACTTCTTCACGAAGTTACCTGTAAGGTATTCAGGTACAGCTGGAAGTACAGGCACCTCGGGGGTCTCTGCACCTGTGCCAGCCGCTGCAGCTGTATTAGTATCTTTATTACCTGAAGGCATTTAAAATTCCTCCTTCTTACGCAATATCCCCTGTGCGTATCAAGGTAAATTCACACGCTTCGGGAGTCATCCACAGATCGTGATATAAGCGGTAATCGACTTTCCAAGCGTCTGCCTGCTGATACTCATCCGGCGAGAAGGCACGCATCTTATCGATTTTACCTACAGCAATAGGAGCGGTTGTAGGTGTAATAATCCACTTCATATCCTTTGCACCTGCACTAGCAGTGAAGCCACCAGCCTCCTGGCCAGCCGTTACGCCGTCCTTATAGTCGTACGAAGTTTTAAGGCGTGCGCTCGGGACGATCTGTATCGGGTTGCCGTCGATCGCTTTTACTTTAGTATAGAGCTCTCCACGTGCAAACTGCATGTAGTCCAGACTACGATCGAAACCCTTACCGAAATATCCCTGGGTAATACCAGACATGATTATTACTAAAGGAGTACCTCCGCAAACATCACGCATCTTAGCTATATCTTCTAAGAGTGTATCTGTAATATTTGCAGCAGTAATTGCAGTATCATTTACATTAGCAGCTGCCTGAGTACTTACCTCTTTGTAGATCTTGCTGTAACGGTAGCAGTCAACTTCTGGAATAACATGTTTCTGCTGGAACTTAGCCATTACAGCTGCTCCGTTTACTAAGAATCCGGTTTCATCGTTATCCGCAGCATCTATAAGAAACTCACGACCACGATCCATTGTCAACTCATACTGTTTCTTAGTGCCCGTGATGTTGCCCCGGGGGAAGCCAAGATTTCTATCGTAAGAACCAAGACCGTCCACATCCATCTCGTGCATGATTACATACTTACCGCCGGTGTATTCAACTCCAATAGCGTTGTTTTCCATCCATGCAGAAGTTAAACCCTGAAAATACTGCTGGTAAAGTCCGGGCACTACTTTCTGCTGATAGAGATTCGAAAGTGCATTACTCATTTAAAAATCATTCCTCCTGTGTATTATTAATTTGAACACCCATACTTTTAAACACGCTATTCAGTTGCGCATCTAAGGCGCTGGGTTCGCTGCCTGTTCCACCTTCGTGCTTACCTGTCCCTGAGGGCACCAGGTCTGGTGCTTTGAATAGATAAGCTCGCGTCTCCTTGAGTGGATCAGCTTGCTCCTCAAGTCCTGTTAAATTATTGGTCTCATCAAAGTTTAACTCATCAAGCTTGATTAGACCGCTGTCTAAAATTAACTGAGGATCTACTGCACCCATCTGTCGCAGTTTGTCCAGCACTGCATACTGTTTGCGTATGTTTAAAACCTCGCCTTTATGGGCTTTCTCGAGGTCTTTTTTCTGCTGTGCTAACAGGTTATCTGAATCTTCCTTCTTAACATAGCCAGATAAATCTACGCCACCCTCTCCGTCGTCAATTTGCGAATTCGTCGATGACTTGCCAGCTAATTTGTTTCTCTGAGCGATTACTTTATTAAGACGTGTGCGGGGCACAACATCCCAATCAAAGTCATCACCTACGACATCTTCAACTTGCGACATTACATCCTGAGGTAAATTTGTTCTAAGAATCTCGCCAAGATTCGGCATATATGATTCCTCCCATTTAACGCCTGTCGGCTTATTTATTGTTTAAGCCCGAAAAGGACTTTAAACCTGTTTCAGAACCCTTCTTTGTCGGGTTAATCCCAGTGCCGTCCTGCGGCCCTGGTTTGTTAGGGTCTCCTTCTGCTTGCTGTGTTAGCTGCATATTCTCACTGGTTTCCTCGCGTATCTTATTTATCCACGTGAGTGCCTCAGCATTAGTCTTATTGAAGAACTGCATTATAGCATCCTCAAGGGGCATCATCTTTGTTGCACCTGTTGCGAGCTTAGCAGTTTCGATGTTCTCCCGAGGATCATCCGGTAAACCGTCTTCCCACAGTACAGACACATGTTCATACGGAATAGCCGTATTAAGCGCACTAAACAGCATTCTTACATTTCTGGTCAACGAGTTAGAAATTCTACGAGCTTTAGCTAAGGGGTTGACCATCTTAAACCTCATCGCCGTTCCAGAAACTGCCTGTGAGCCGCCATCTGCACTACCTAGTAACGCAGCTCCCATTTCAGAGAGAATATACAATTGGTTTATCAGCATTTCTAGTTGCTTGAAAGCTGCGCTAAGTTGTCCTTCCCAGGTCATATACTTTGGTTGCTCTTCTCCAGGAGAAACGGCAAAAAATTTACCTGTCTTTAACTCCAGCTCTCCAGTCCGCTCATTAGCTGTAAGCATCGAGACCGGGCCCGTAATATTTGGGTCGGCGTGCTTATCCAGAATTACTGATATCTGACCTATACGTGACATAATCTCAGCAAGAATACTGTCGATAGGCATGTAATCGTCATATCCATAGATACTATTAGATACAGAGAAGGCTTTAAGATGCATTACTGCACAAGTCTTCAGACCTGTCTGGATAATTGTAGAAGATATCTGCTTTAAGATCGTATTAGCACCTACATCCATCTTGTATACACGATACTCGTACCAGCCCAGGTCTGCAGGCTGTGTACCATGAATTTGAACATGTAAGTACCAATCTGGAATAGTCTCTCCAGGTCGCCGATTCTCTAACCAGCATAAGCAATGCTTTAAAATAGTATTAGTACCATCCTGTGTTACTACAGGATACCACTCTCTAGGATCCCATGTAGTAAACGTATTCTGACCAAATTCGTCTCTATAGATTCGAATAATAGCGTCTCCATAGCGACTAATGTCTATAACAGATGTGTATAGCTTGCTATCGAAGTCTGTGTATTCTCGAGCTTCCTTAATATTTTTATTCTCATCAGCGGATGCTCCTGTTATGTTAGGATACTCACCACACACCAGATCGGCCATCTTTAGTGTCATGAGCCTCTGATAGTTTAAAAGTACGGGAAAGCAGATAACATCCTCGAAGTTGTTCACAACGCGACTAATACGCCTTGCGCACTGCTGATATACACTTATATAGCTTCCAGGAGAAGTATTCCTATGCCTAAAATCTGAAGATTCGAAGTGGTCTCCGTCAAATAAAGCAGCATTTTGAGTGTAACGCTCTATTCTACTCTTCTCAGCTACCGGAGGAAAAACCTTTCCTCTTTGCAGCCAATCTAAATTATATAGCATAATTACTCCTCTAATTGCAATAAATTCTTCAACTCTGCTTCCTTTTCTCTGATCTGTACTCTGATTTCCTCAGCTGCTTGATATACATCTTTCCAGGGATATGGCAGATCCTTTCCCATAGCTTCGTATTGAAGATTCTTCATTGTCTTGTAGTCTGTATCATCAAACTGTTCTTTTAAATGCTCGATTTCCTGAGATACCTTGCTTATAAGTAAGTTATTTTCTCCGGAACGTAGTTTATTTATAATCTCGTAAGGATATCGCTTTTGCATAATAGACCTCCTACATTAAATTGTATCTCTTCTTTTTAGTTATAACTGTTACAGAGCTTCCACACAGGTACGCACTAGAAGGTAACACCATCAATGTTTTAGCTTCTGGACAGCTTAAGAACTTAGGAACCCACTTGTCCGTCTCCAACTGAAAATACTGCAGCTTACTATCAGGTTCGGAAGCTGCTCGAGGAATCAAAAGTCCATTAAATACTACAGGACAAGTAACTTCTATGGTTAAATTCATTGGCAGCACTCCCGCGATATCATCTATAACATGCTCTGCGGAAATTTCGAAAGTAGTCGCATCTCGCTCTTCTAAGTAATACTTTGCAGACTTGTATACGTAACGATATAACTTCGTATAATCCTCGTTATATGCAAATTTAGAATACCTTGACGAAGAGTCCTGAGCTTCCGAGTGTTTCAAGGTTCCAGCCTCTTCTCTGAATGTAGACGCGAAACTTGTGTAAAACTTCAGCTGCCCTCCTGAAACTACCGTCCAACCGTATGTTTGTCCGTTTGAAAAGATTGAATCAACTGCTCCTTTATTCGGCAAGGCTGTTGCCTGAGATACTGATCCATTAGAATCAAATACTCTCCATACCGGATTGCTTGCAACAGTACCCGTATAGGCTAAAACCGCTACAGCGCCCGACAATCTTGCAAAAAGCATCGGATCTACTCGCGCAGACATGTAAAAGCTTAAAGGCAACACGCTTACACTACCTGTAGTAACGTCCAGTCTACTTACCCTATTTACGAGAGAAATTGTAGGCTGTGTTAATATGAAAATTTTAGGAGCACTTCCAGCGGACCAACACAAAGAGCCGCTTGGTACGTCTACCTTGGTAGGAAATGTTCGTATATAAGTTGCACCTTGAGAGGTTATTCCGTACAGTGCGGCTGTGCCGCTATCATATAACAGCATGGTATCTGGATTCCCAAGATATGTAGCACGTACCGCGGCCACAGCATTAGATCCTATCCGAAGTATTTCCCCATATACCTCTGGAGCACTTCCAGATGCGATTGACGTACTGTCATCATATGTAATTATAGATTCCTGAATATCCTGAGTTGGATTATTATATCTATTAAATACGTTACCTGTAAGACACAGTTTAGGCTGTCCATTCACCACGTTTGTTGCTAAAACTGTTGTGAATACCTCATTTATAGCTTCTACTAAAGTGCGCTTATTTGTCGTATTTAATGAAGAATTTCTACCAATGTTCTTCGTATTAAGCAAAATTTGAATACGCTTTCGACCTGATTCATCGTCAGGATCTACAGGCTCCTCTGTTGCTGACAGGGACAGGTGATCTTCATCAATACTATTATCCAGTGTAATAGATTCTACATAATCAGTTCCGTCTACTACACCTAAAGAGGTCCACGGTTCTACGCTGTCTTCTGTAGCAGCGGTCTCGCCTGTACCTGTAATCTGCCTTGTACCACTTTTCGTCCAAGACATATCGGCTATGGGTAAGGAAGTCAAGAACACCATATCTACATGTGTAGTCTCTACGGAGTCACCGGTAACAGGTATATCTAGTGAAGATACCTGGGCATTTAAAACATATGAACTAAATAGCTGTGCAAGCTGTTCGTCGCCCTCCGTTATACCCTCATCATCCGCAGGAGCGTGCTTCATTACGCCTTTGACTACGTTTAAACCGAACTTTAACTTTAACAGAGAATCCATGGATGAGAAATCGAAAGGATCCTCAGTAGTTCCCTCTATCTGATACGTCGCACCAATCTGATCCCAGATAGTTTGAGAAGGCTCCTTAGGATCAGAGCCGCCCAGCTCACCACTAGCATAGACCTTGATTGGCTCGTCCATTAACTTCGTAGTAATGGTTGTATCTCCGCGTATACCGACAACAGAAACGTATAAGTCTCCTTCTTCTTGCAAAACCTCCCACGGCACAATGCAAGAAAGACTCTCATCTAACAGTACCTCGACTGTAGGAATATCTCCATTACTGAATATTACATGTTTCTCGGTGCCGTTCCATTCATTATCAAACTGAAACGATGCTCGTATAAAATTAACACTATTACTAACAGTAACCTGTCGGCAAGTTAAGACTTGTTTTCGGACTCTTATTTGTAAATCCATTTAATAAACACCACTCATTCCATATAAACTATCAGTGTATAACGCATATCTATCTGCATCACACGTATGATCGTGTGTCTTCAACGGCTTGTCTATTCCATTCAGCGTTGCTTTACTATCCCACACATACGTGCTATACTCCATACGCGTATTTTTACACGAAAAATCTATAAAGTACTTTCCGGAACTTAGGCAAGACGATACAAATCGAATACCATTAAGAACATCGTTGTTAGCGTTTTGCACACGATAGCCTCTACGTAGAAGCTCTACCTTCCAGCTCGCCGCAGACGGGTCAACGTATACTACGAAAACGGCCGAAGTCGGCACTTGAAATCTTCGTCTATTTTCTCGACACCAGTTATCGAATATATCTGCAAATTCACTATCTGTTTTCTGAGCATTTTGAACACCTACATTGTTTACCTTAGATGCGTCGTAATAATACTCAGCTAGCTTTAAATAAACCTTTGAAGGCAATACCGCTATAAATGACCAGGTCATAACGGAAGATGTACCATAGTCGCACGCTACGACATATCTTATGGCTTTTGGATGCAAGCCACCGTTAATCTTCTCCTGCAAATAAGCTGCTGTATCAATAAAATGCTTATCCTCGTCTAACATATCGTATATTCGGCCTTCGGCTGCAACCCAGTTGCCTAAGATCATTCTCTCGTACCA